CGACCAGTCGGTGATCTTGCAGCCGGTGTAGGTGAACGGACGGATGGTGCCGGTCACGTCGGGACGCCCGACCTGCGTGGTGAACGATCCGAGCGTGGTGCCCATCGCGTGCACCTGCTTGTAAGCGGTGGTCGATGAGATCTGCGTCGCCGTGGCCGACGAGCCGAGCATGTTCTTGAACAAGAGGCCCATCGAACGCTCGGTGACCTCGAGGTCGATGTTGCCATCGACGCTCACCTGCGGGACGACACGACGACCGCCGAGCTGCACCCGACCGGCCCCGAGGCCCTCAGAGACGACAGAGGTCTTCTTGAACTCGAAGCCCTCCTTCTTGAAGTAGATCCACTCGGTCGGCGTGACGCCGGTGTTGTAGGTGGTCTCCTGGCCGATGCCGATGGTGGCGCCGAGACCTGATGGGATGCCGGTGGTCATGTGTGCTCCTAAGCGCCTGCCGGCTCAGCAGCCGGGTCGGGTGTTGGGGTCGGGTCGACGGCGGGTGCGACTGCCTGCCAGATGGTCGGCTGGTCGGCGTAGCCGCTGTCGGCGTCATCGGGGACGCTCAGGACCGCATCTGCGGCCACGGTCGTCGAGATCGGGAGGCCGTAGCCGACGAGACGATCCTCGCCAGACACGTTGCGCCAGTTGCCCATGTCATTTGCTCCTTAGTGAAGACGTGCGCGCACGTTGAGATAAATATCGAGCTGGGCAGACGAGCCGCCCATGTCATTTGCGCCCTGCTCGTACTCGGCGGTGCCGAGGTAGGACCAGAGCACGCCCGGAACCCCGCCAAGCGTCGGATCGGCACGAACGCCGGCCAAGATCGCCTCGTAAGCGGTGGCGATGGATGTGCGGCTGAGCGATTGGTCGATGGTGTTGTCCCAGACCGCCAAGCGGGCGTTGATTCGGTATTCCTCGTCGATGGGGAACGACGGCGAACCCGCGCCGATGCCGGCTGGCGAGTCGGCCCAATCGACCGGTCCGATCATGGCGGCGACGTAGTTGAACTCGCCTTGGCGTGGATCGCCGTCAAACACCGTCCAGGGATCAGATAGGGCGCTCAGAGTTGACGTGAGAACCCCGTAGAACTTCGTGTAAGCGGCGAAGAATGTAGTCGTGGACGTGGTTGCCATCAGGCGATCCCAGGCGCCTTGCGGGTCGGTGCGAGAAGCTCGCGAACCCGGTTCGGGACGAAGAAGCCGAGCAGCTCACGACCGGGCTCGATGTCGTCGGCGCTGCCGTCAGTTGGCCAGCCACGCATCAGCGGGCGGGCTTGGGTCTGCGAGAAGTTGATGCGGATGAGCTCAAGCGTGCCGAGGCGCACGTTGTCGGGCACCGAGGTGCGTCCAGCCACGTAGGTGACGTGGACAGTCTGAAGGCCAGCGGCGAACGGGAACGTCGACCCACCGGGACCACGGCGCACGATGCGCGCAGGCGGCTCAAACTTGGCCGAGTACATGGTGCCCTTGTTCGGGTCGGGCACGAGTGCCAGCGTCCACTCGACCGGGCCGATGTACTCAGAGATGGCGATGACGTTCGCCACCGGGCGCTTACGCAGGATGATCGACGCCTGCCCGCCGTCGTGCCACTCTTCGACGACACGCTGGATGATCGGGCCGGTGATGTGCTCGACCACGGGGATGAGGTCGTTGGCCATCTGGACCAACTTGGCGTCGCGCGTCTTGTCGCTGGCCGGGATCGTCAGGTAGTCCTTGACCTCGGCCAAGCTCACGAGCTGGTTGCCACCGGTCGTCGTGAGGTTCTGCTCGATGCGAATGGTGAGGTAACCATCGGTCGGCACGGTGAACACCTGGCCTGAGCCGTTGGTGATCGTCCATGTGCCCATGAACGTGCCGGCGGTCGTCGTGTCCGTTGCCGAGAAGGCATAGGTGACCTTGCCGTTGGCAGCGTCGGTGATCGTCGCCGTGGCGTTGATGACCGGCGTGGCGCTTACGAGGGACCGCATCACGAACTTGACCGTGCAACCGGTCAGGTTGACGGCTGCGCCGGTCGTGTCTTGCAACGTCTGCTGCAAGGTCGGCAGGGTGTCGCCCTGCTTTATCACGAAGTCGTACGCAGCCATGAGGCTCCTAGATGAAGGTGAGCTCAGACGGCGTTGTCACGGCGCCCGAGGCGTTGAGGATGACGGTCGAAGCCGACGAGGGAAGCGGCAGCATGGCGAAGTTGGCGCCGTTCTGCGGAGCGATGGAGCAACCGCCCGAGTCCGCGCTGGTGCGGACCTTGACGGTTGCCGACATCGAAACGGGAAACACGATCAGCACCGCCACCGAACCGGTCGGCACGGTGAACGTGTTGTCGCCCGACGACAGGGTTGCGTCGGTGATCGTGCCGATGACAGATGAACCGGTCGCCGTGAGCGGGCCGATGATCTTCTCGCCCGATTGGAGACCGGCTGACATGCCGGTGATGGTGAAGGTGCCGGCCATGAGCTAGACCGCTGGCTTCTCGGGGGTCTCGAGGTCAGGCACCGATGCGACGGCGGTCTCAACCTTGTTGGCGTCGACCTCGGCGTCTGCCTCGACCTTCGCCACCTCGGCTTCGACCTTCGGGGTGTCACCGGTCACGCGTGCGATCTCGGCCTTGATGTCCTCGAGGCGACGCTCGATGAAGCCCTTGGCTTCCTTCTCGGCGTTCGCCAGGTCGTTCTCGACAGAGCCGAGCTCGTCCTTGAGTGCGTCCAGGTAGTTGTCTGCCATGTGTGTCCCTTTCGGATCGGGTAGATCGGGTGAGTCCGTGCGATGTCCAGGGCGAAGGAGGTTGACGCCTGGGCACCGCACGCACCCACCCGACGGTGGGATGCGTGCAGCGGGTGCTGCTGAGCGACTAGAAGCCGCTCGGGGCTGCGAGGCCCGTGCCGGTGATCGAGGTGATCGAGGTCGCGTAGCGCGGCAGGAGTGCCACGTAGTTGAAGACACGGAACCGGACGCCGGCGGTCGCCGAGAGGATCTCGCCGAAGGTGTCGGTCCGCAGCTCGCCCTCGAAGAACATGAGGTCGTCGCCACGGGCGTAGACGATGGGGTCCTGGTTGGAGCTCACCGTGGTCGGCATGTTTCCGTCGAGGATGACGGGCACGCCGAGCGCCAGGTTGCCGACGAAGCCCTCGGCAGCCGGGTCTGCGTTCTCGGCGAGCGGGTTGTACTGACCCATGCTCGAAGGAACGACCAGCGGGCGGTTGCTCGAGTCGAGCGCGGCCATGATCCAGTACCAGCGACGCGGGTGCATGACAGCCTTCCAGCCGTCTCCACGCTTCCGGTTCTGGACCGACTGGCTGAGGCCCTTGGCGAGCGGCGACCACAGGTTCGGAGCGGTCGGGCTGGCGTCGGTGTAGGTGACCGTGTTGATCGAGCCGACGTTGAGCACGCCGGTGATCTGACCCGAGGAACCCGAGCCGTTCAGCACCTGCGTGTCGACCTGAAGGTTGTAGTCCGCGATCAGGTCCTGAAGGATCACCTGGTCGAGGATCTGGTGGACACCGGACTGCTCAAGCGCCTGGATCGAGATGTCGTAGTAGCCACCGATGGTCTTCACGGGCGCAGTGACCTGCGTGTCCACGATGTCCTGGTTGCTCAGGGCCGCGTTGTCAGCGGTCTGGATGCCGGTCAACGTACCCGTGGTGACCTTCGGGATGTTGATCGAGTCCGTGCCGACAGGCAGCGGGACCGAGCGGGTCGAGGCGTTGACGAACGGACGACCGTAGCGCAGGAGCGCAATGTAGTCGTCGATCAAGTAGATGGGCGGCACGAAATACCCGCCGGAACCGTCCGTCCGCGAGCCGGCCCGCTTCTCGAACGGGGACACCTCGGAGCCGGTGATGCCACGCATCTCCGTCTCGGCGCGCTGCTCGCGTGCCTTGTGACGCTTCGGCATCTCCACGTCGACCTCGGCAGCGTGACGCTGAAGGCGGGCGGTTGCCTCGTCCTGCGAGACGCCGCGGAGCTGGACGCCCTTCATGGCGGCCAGGTCGGCGAAGTAGGAGTGGCTGCCGGACCGGTTGTAGGTCAGGGGCTCGCTCTTGATGGTGACGTGCTTCGAGGCGTCGGCGGCAGCGAAACGGCTGCGCTCGATCGACTCGCGAAGCTCGATCTCCTTGGTCAGACCGCGCATCTCGTCGTTGAGCTCAGCCGCACGGGCTTCCTCTTCGACGGTGAGGTCGCGGGCCTCGGTGGACGCGGTGTCGAGGATGGTGGCGGCCTCATCAGCAAGGGCGCTGCGCTTCTCGACCAGCGTCTCGAGCAGCGTGGGGGCTGCGTCAGACATGGTGTTCTCCTTGTGGAGTTGAAGGGATGGGTGGAACCGTCAGGTGGTGCCCATAAGCGCGTCAGGTGAACGCATTGACGTGCGTTCGGCGTGGCGTGCCGGTGGGTCCGGCGTGCGGATGTTGCTATCGACGAGACGCCACGGCGCGGAGCTGGGCGATTGCCAGACGGCTCGGCGTGCGGGTCTCGATCTCGTCGTCCTCGGATCGCTCCAAGGCGGCGTCTTGCGCGATGTCGGGGTTCTCGACCCCGAGGACACCGGCGAGAAGGGGCTGCGCCTCGTCGAGTGCCGTGTCGGCAGACGAAAGCAGGCTGAGAACGTGCTTCAAGGTGGCCTCGTCGGCGCCAGAGATGGCGGCACGGACCTCTTCGATCAGGGCGGGGGTGTCGTCGGCGAGCGTGGTGCGCTCGATGGCATTACGAAGCGACATCATGCCGGTGGTTGCCCCGTTGGCGGGGTGCTCGACGATGGACACGTCGCCTCGGTTGAGGTTGAGCTCGGTGATGCGGCGCGTCTCGCCGTCCTCGCTCCAGTCCTGCCGCTGCACCCGGAACGCGAAGCTCATGGCGCCGAGGTGGCCGGCCTCGATGCACTGGCGAAGCAGCACAACGTCTGAACGCTCGGGGTTGAGGTCGGCTGAGGCGAGCAGGCCGGTGCCGTCAGCGCTCAGGTGGAGATCGCCGGCGCTTGAGCGGGCCAGTGGGAGCCCTTCGTGGTTGATCTTGAGGCTCACGTCAGGGTTCTCGCTGAGCGTCTTGCTGAACGCCCGCTGGTCAATGACCTCGGTGAAGTCGCCGACGCCCGGTGCCCACACGTCGTAGCCACGCTCGACCACTGAGGCGTACCCCTCGAAGTTGAGCTTCGTGCCGCCAGTGCCGTTCGGCACCTCGCGCAGCTCGAAAGCGGGAAGGTCTGCCTGGACCGCGAGCACGCGGGTCTCGACGACTCCACGCATCTGAGAGCGCAGGTCGGCGGTGTGGTCGAGGGTGTCAGTCACCATGCCTCCTAGTGGGCGTTCGGGTTGGGGTTGGTGTCTGGAGCGGACTGCACCGGCGTTTCGTCACCGGGCGCCGTGTAGGCACCGTTCTGGGCGCTGTTGAGCGGCGCCATTGGGTTGTCGGCCCACGGGTAGGTCGTCGGGTCGAGCGGGCGCAGACCCTCGGCGACGCGGATCTCGTTCGGCGTCTTGATGCCGATGTTGCGAGCGATCTGATGAACCTGGAACCGGGTCAGGCTGTTCGCAGCGGCACGCTCCGACAGGTCGATCTCGACGTACTGGCCACGAGGGAGCAGGGCAGACAACGAAACCTCGTGACGGCGCTTCCAGCCGATCAAGGTGTTGCGCTCAAACGAGAGTTCTTGCTGCTCGATGTCGGTCGCCTGCACTGAGCGGTCGGCGACGCCCATCATGTGCGGTGGGATGCGGTAGATGGCGCCGATCTCGGCGTGTGAGAAGGCACGACTCTCGATGAACTGAGCGTCCTGCATCGTCATCGAGATCTGTTGCCAGGTGATGCCACCCGACAGGACCGCTGGCATGTGCGCCGACGAGATGCCGCTGTGCATCTCGGTCCATTGCTGCTTGAGCTCGCGTGCATCCTCGGGCTCGAGGTCGCCGGGGACGTTGAGGATGCCACCGGGCTGCGCTGAGTTGGTGAAGAACTGGTTGTAGAACTGGTCGGCAGCCTGAGCGATGCTCAACGTGGTGCGAAGCAGTGCAATCGGGTTGAGTCCGATGGGCGAACCGGCTTGTGAGAACGCACGGACGTGGACCACGTCGTCGAGCGGGACGAGTTCACCGTTGAAGCGGTACTCGAGCAGGCCGGTTTCACGGTTGCGCCGCACCGATGCGCCGTCAGGGTTGATCGGCATGACCTGCAACGGCTGCATCCGGGCGTCGCGCTCGATGATCTGGCCGTAGAAGTTGCCACGGACGCCGAGCGACATCTGGAACTGCGTGCGCCAATCGAGCTGCGTGAGCTCGACAAATGGCTGCGAAACGACCGGGGATGGGTCCATTTCACGGCGATTCTCACCAACACCGCGGTATTGCCGGATGGTTGGGGTCGCCAAGCAGTCGCACAGGATCGTGTTGGCCGTCCAGAAGGCTGAGATGCCCATTGCCGAGTGCTCAGAGACGTTCGTGCCCGGCATCGTCGCACCGAGCATCCCGTTCGTCGGCGGGACCGAGTTGCCCCACGGTGTGTACGGGTTCGATGCGCGCTTCTCGAGGCGTGACGACAGAAGGCTCTTCATTCATCGCCTCCGTGAAGCAGCTCGCCGGCGATGAACGCCAGGGCACCGCCGATGATGAATCCAGCGGGCAGGTAGATGAGCGTCACGCCGACCGTGATGGCCACCATGCCCGCAAGTTGAAGCAGCTTGAGCATGTGAGACCTCGGTGAGTCAGTCGATGTCGTTCAGGTTGATGATGCGGGGCCGCTTGGGCTGAATCGTGTGGATGCCCCAATGGGCGAAGGTCACAGCGACGAGCGGTGAGATGTCGACGCTCGAGTCCTTGCGATTCCACGCCCAGGCGTCGCCCATCTTTCGGGTGGTTGCACCGTCCACGGCTACGTCGAGGTCGGTCTGGCCGATGTGTTGCAGCGTGCCGTTGAGCACGCCATCGACGAACGATCCGCACGCTCGAGCCACGTCACCGGTGCCGAGCGGGGTGAGCAGCGAACGAACCCGCGAGGATGGCTCGGCTGCGACCAGCGAAGCGGCGGGTCCCACCGTGTCGTAGAGGATCGTCTTCGGCTTCCACGTTTCGACAAGCTCGCTGAGTCGGTCGTAGACCCAATCGGTGCCCTTGCGGTTCTCGATGACCTCGACGTGGATCTTGCCGTTGGGCAGTCGTCCAGCAGCCGAGATGACGCTCTTGCGTCGATCAGGCGTGACATCGAGAGCGAAGACCATCGGGTCGAGGCGCTGGTCGTCGGGTGGGTACTCGCACGCCCGCCACATCTCGGTGGGGATCATGCGGATGCCGGCTTCGGCGGTTGATGGCCAGTCGCCGGCTGAGAGCCGCTCGACGGCGAAGGCTCGAGCAGACATCGAGGCCCGCTCACGCTGGATCGACTCGACGTTGATGCGGATGCCGAGGGCGGGATTGCTTGCCGCCCACAGCGCCGGGTCAGAGACCACATCAGGGTCGACTTGGCTTGGATCAACGTCAGCAGACCACTCGAAGTAGGCCAGCATCGGATCGTCGCCGGCGTGGCCACGTTCACGGACACGAGCGAACACGATGCCGTTCTCGTGAATCTCTTGGTCGACGGCAGAGCCGAGATACCAGACCTGCGGGTTCGGGCGAGCCGACAAGGTGGGGAGCAGTGCCGAGAGTGTCGCCTCGGGCAGCTCCATCGCTTCGTCCAAGATCAGGCAATCGCCTGTGAACCCTCGACCGCCACCCTTGGTCCTGGTGCGGAATCGGATGCGGTGCTTGCCGTCGAGCGTCTCGATGCCCTCTTGGCCGTGGGAACGGACTGGCTTCTTGCACCGCTTGGTGAGTGCCGGCGTGTTCTCGATCAGGTCACAGAGCCGACGAAACGCCTCCATCGACGTGTCGAACAGGTGCGCCGAGTGGGTGATGAGTCGCTCGTCGAGTAGGAACAGGCCGGCGAGTTCGCGGGCTTCGATGATGCCGCCTTTGCCGTTCTGGCGGGCGACGACGACACCGACATCAGGTGCTGCCCACTTGCCATCGTCACGCTCACCGAGACCGTGGCGAATAACGAGCTGCTGCCACGGGTCGAGAGACAGGCCGGCCATCTCGCACAACTCGACGACTTCTTCGCCGGTCGTGGTGGAGTAGGCGGGCCAGACGCCGACTCTAGGCTCCTGCGCTCCGAGCACGTCGGGCTGTGCGTCGAGCAGCGAGGTCATCGAGATCGTCTGCCTCCTGCGCTGGCGGGCACAGGTCGCGCAACGTGCCCATGATTTCGACGAGGGCTCGAGCGCACATACTGCGAGCCGTGGCGCTGGTCGCCGGATCGTCGAGAGCTTCAGCAAGCCGAGTGGCCGTGGCGGCAAGTGCGCCGTGGCGAAGGTCGTCGGGTAGGTCGTTGATGTCAGATCGAACGCCAGCCAGAACGCCGCTACCAACGGCGGCTGCGGCGCTGCTTCGCTCGTTCTCGCTCGACGCGGTGCTTCGACGTTGCCCGGTTGCAGCGCGCGTGTTCCGGTCCGGCATAGATGCTCCGGTCAAGATCGTCGTGCCCCAGGTCCCAAGGCTCGTCGGGGTCGATGTAGCGGTTGCACCGAGCGCAAATCGCCTGGCCGGATGCGACCAGCGGCTTGAGCTTGCGCCGTAGCGCCTGGTGCCGTGCTCCGTAGCCTCGAGAAGTCGTCGTCATCGGACCATTTCGCCGTCGGGGAGGGATGTTTGACACTGGGCGGGTCGTGAACACTTGGTCTTGTAATAGACCCCCGCCCCCATAGCCTCAACCGAAGTCGCTCAACTGATCGAGAGCGGTTCTCAGGTCCTCGATGTGCCACGGACACGGGCCGGTGACGAGGTTGGAATCAGCGCACACGGTCACCTCACGAGCACGCTCGACGACCTGCATCAAGCGCCACACAAAGTCGTTAGGGCCAGCGATCACAGCGTCACCGTCCAGATACGACAAAGGAGCGGTGCGTGCGCACCACTCCAGTGATGCAGACGATAGCAGATCGTTGGTCGAAGGTGGCGCACCCCCCTAGCAATCATTGACGCCTGAGCGAATGGGTGCGTATCCACCACGCTCACGAGGCTTCTGCTCGTGCTTCGGCCTCGGCGATGGCTGCACGTCGAGCGGTGAGCCAGTCGTGGCGGTAACCGTTGTTGCTCTTCTTCCATCGCTGCCAGGACGAATGGCACGATGGGCACAGGCCAGCTCGCAGGCGGTCGTCGCCACCGAAGACGTGACGCTCACACGCCACGCACGAGTCGAGCAGGCCAGTCGCCGGCGATGCTGCACCGTCTCGTGACCAGGTGCCGACGATCCGCACCACGTCTCGCAGCGACTCACGCGCCTCGAGCATCCTGGCGCCGAGCTGGCTGAGCGCCAGCGACGCCACGTCTTCGTGCGTCACGAACTTGTCGAGACCATTCGGCTTGCCGGCGTCGTTCAGCGATCCACCGCCGAGCGACGCACCGCCGCTCGTGGTCGGGAATCCTGGCTGCGCATCCTTGAGCGCATCGAGCGCCGCCCGCAGGTTGGTGCAGATGCCGGCGACGAGATGGTTGATCTCATCAGCATCGTGACGGATGTGGACTGGCTTCCTCACTTGGTCTCCTTTGGTTGGCTAGAACAGGTCGTCATCTGAGTTATCCACAGGGTCGGGATATAGGTCATCGCCACCTGGTCCCGACGCTCCGCCCCTATAGGGCGGCGGCGCGACGGATTGACTCGCTGAAACCGCGACGCCGGAATCGTCAACCGCGACGCCCTCAACACCCTTGGAATCATTGACCGCGACGTTCGCGACGCTTTCGGGGTCCACCGCGACGCCGTTTCGCGACGAATCGACCGCGACGCCGGCCAAATCACCGCGACGTCGCGGTTCAGCGGGCTCGCCGAGCGTCTTCGTCGGGTCCGAGTTCTTGAGCATTCGGTGAGCGTTTCGCATCCGCACCACGGTCATGTCTGGGCAGTGTTCTTTGCGGATCTCGTCAGCTTGACGCTGCCCATCTCCGAACTTGAGCCCCGCCTTGATAAGCCGGTGCATGTCCTGAGCGGTGCCGTCAGGAAACCGCTCAGCGTCCTGGTCGAGCCGATAATCGAAGCCGTAGTTCGTCTCGACACGCTTGACAATGAGCGTCTCAGGAATCCACGAGATCCGGCTGTGTGTCCGCTGGATCTTCACGCCGTGCTCGTTGGCGCTGATGTCGGCCCTGGTGAGCTTCCACACAAGGTCGACGTCGTCATTCTTCGCCGACGAGCCACGCATCCCCTTGGCGGTGTCCTTGCCCGAGTGGTCGGTGCGCAGGTAGGTGATGCCTCGAGCCTTGAGTGCCAAGCCGGTGTGCCGGTAGAAGTTCCGAACCGTGTCTGCCTGATCCTCTTCGCCACCAACCGCACGCCCGAATGTGTCGAATACGACGAACTCGGCGCTCGTCAGGTCGACAAGGTCGAGAACCGCCATTGCACCCTCAACGGTGTCCATCGGTGGAAGTGATGGCAGCAATGCGTACCTGAGGCGTGCCAAATCGTCCTCTGGCCCGTAGCCAAGCTCCATGAGGCGCTGTTGCAGGTCGGCCTGGGTCATCTCATAGTCGAGGTAAAGCGTCGTGACCGGCTCGGCCTTGCGAGCACCGAGCACAGGTCGCCCAGTTGCCACCGCGGCAGCGGCAGCGAGCACGATGGTCGACTTGCCGGCCTTCGCCGCTGCGTAGAGCGCAATCGCACGCCCGCGAGGGATTAGTGGGTAGGCAAGCCAGTCCTCGTCACTGTGATCGTTCTCCCAGAACGACTTCCAGTCGATCAGGTGTGCGAGTTCGATGCGACTCTGCGCCTCGCTTGGCTCGCTCACCCTCACCGGCACGTTGCCGGTCGAGATTGCCTCGACGAGTGGCACGGCATCGAGCACCGCGTAGGCGTCGGCATTTGCCTCGGTCCTAAGCGCTCTCGCTGCCCCGCTACGGTCGCCGGCGTGGAATCGGGCGGCGTAGTACCCGAACCGGCTATACGAGCCAGAAGGCAGCCACTCGACGCTCGTGGTGAAGACGGTGAGCTGATCGCCGCCACCGTGCCCGACCGTGGCTGAGATGCCGTCTCTCGAATCCTTGCCTGGGCGAGTCCAGTGCTGCTCACCGTCCTCGAGCACCTCTGCGAGCGTCCAGCCGTCTGCCTCAAGCAGTCGCGGCCATGTTGTACGCGTGTTGTACGTTTCGGCGATAGATGTACCGTCCGAGACCGTGTGCATCGGCACGTCGACAATGGACGGCTTCGGCAGCTCAGCCACTCGCTCGATGAGCCACCGTGGCGCATCTGCCACCTCGAGGCCGTAGGTGCCGTCGACCCACTCATAACCGTCAATGCCACGCATCGTCGGCGGTGCGACCACTTGCCCGCCATCGCCACGGATGTCGAGTCCTTGTCCGAGCCGCTTGCCGGCGTCGTTGCGGATCTCGACATCGTCGGGATAGGCGAAGTAGTAGTGCGCTCCGCCGCTGGCGGTCGTGACAGTGGGCGTGGCTGGCAGTTCGCCGTACTTGGCCTCGAGGCTTGCCAGCGTCTCGTCGCCGGCCTTGTCGCCGCTGATGTCCACGTCGAGCACGAAGATCCCCGACGCTGGCCCGGTTGCCACGCCGACGCCGTGGCCGCGGTAGAGCTCGGTCCACCACTTGTCGATCATGGCTGGCTCTGTCGTCGCCGCTTCCTGCCACGCCTTCATCGGTGGCCGTTTCTCGCCCGGCTTGATCGGCAGCACCCGCCATCCTCGTATTGCGTAGGCGTGGGCGAAGTCGATCGGGTCGTCTTTGAGCGGGTGTGCGTGGATTGTCACAGGTGCGTCTTTCGGGGTTGAAGAGTTAGAGCCCGTACTGCTCGACGGCTGCTCGACAGCGCAGGATCTGACGGTTGAAGTGTGGGTAGCCATCGGGGTCGATCAGCATCGACTCGGCCCACCAGGTCACGT